CTGCTTTATGATCGCTTATCTGAAGCTCGGTCGTCTGATGGTGTGTGCCACACTATGGCCGGTGATTTCACTGCGTTTGATTTCACTATTCCCCCTGAGTTCGTTTATTCCTTCGTCCACTTTGTTGAGACAGTGTATCCCATGTTCGGCACCGACCTTGTTGTTCGCCGAAATTTGCTCTACTCGACACTGTGGCCTTATCATGTTCTTGGCAAGCGAGTCTACAAGTTCGACAGCGGACAGTCATCCGGTAACGGGCTCACTGCCTGTTTTGCCAGTTACTGTAGCTGGTTGTTCCACAAACTCGCTTGGCTCTATCTCAATTTGCCTGAAAAAGAGTGGAAACGGTGTGTTCGTTGCGCCTTTACAGGCGATGACTCTGTCGTGGTTGTAAAAGACCACCCAGAGTACAACATGCTGTATCTTTCCGAATTTGCCCGTTTCCTTGGCATGGTGTATACCACCAACACCAAAGCCGAGACAAGTGTTCCCTACATCACGCTCGATGAGGCGGTGTACCTCAAGCGTGGTTTTAGGTCCACTGATGGATTTGTCTATGCCCCTCTCGAAATTACATCGATTCTCGAGTGTGCAATGTGGACTAATGGCACCTCCAATCACCGCGATCAAACCGGTGACATTGCCAATATGTTCCGTTGCATGCTTCTAGAGTCTGTTCATCACAGTCGAGAACTCTACGACAAAATTCATAAAGTGGCCTATGCCTGGTCCCGCGAAGTCCACATTCACTTTACACCCATGTCGTATGAGACGACTTTAAACAAACTCTGTCGCAATGGCTTTGAGCCTGGCGACACGGGGAATGAGTACTACTCCCTGTAGCCCCGACAACAAATAGCTCAGCGGTGGCGCGCCTGCGATAATAGCCAAAGTGTGTACAGTATGTGACGGTTACTTTACACCAAACCCCTTGACCGGCTCCCGTCTTGCACGACGTGAGTCAAGATTTTTGTGCAGCCGATACCGAAGTTAAAACTAGCG